TCCTGCTGGATCTCCGAATCCAGCTATACCAGCAGCATAACCCTGGCTGTATGTAACGCCAGTATAATGTACTTGCATGGTGGCTTCCATGAATTCCTGTGTCTGGCTATAATCATGGTTGTCATGACTGAAGCTGGTTATGACAGGATTCATTAGTGTTATCAGATTGCTTACACCACCGTGTAAACTGTATATCTGGATAGCACTGAGAAAAGGTCCTTCAGTACCTGCATCTAGGCCCCATGCAGGGCTATCTGTATCGGTATACCTGTCATCCATGGCATATGTATTCTGTTGATAGTTGCCATCTGTGAAATAATAGGTGTAATAACTACGCCAGAATTCTCTCAGTCCATTGATGTTATCGTCATGGAATTTGATGGTAACTGGTTCGTATTTGATACGATTCTGGACCCAGGTCTTGCGATTGTACTGGTTCATGTCCTTGGTTTCCATGGTAAACTTGGGCAGTTCAACACTTTTAACCAGATAACTTAATTCTGCAGGACTCAATTCGAATGTGTTATTTTGGCTGTCCAGGATGAAGTTGACCTGGAACATCCATTTTTCTTTGGGCGCACGAGTATAATTGCTGGAGCGGAAGATCTGGGCAGCATGACTATAATCATGCAGACTTCCGCCCTTCATACTACCAAATAGATAACTCGCCAATCCAGCCATGGTGTTTTACCTTAGCCGGTGATTACAGTTCCACGAGCACGAGGTACAGCTTTACCAACACCTGTTCCGATGGGAGTCTGTAGAGCATTGTCATAACGCAGGGTCAAACTGATTGTTGCTGGATCGTTGCTGTTGTATTCGAAGTTGTTGTAGTTAACTTCAGCGATAAAGCAACCATATAGTTCCCAGGTTTCCAATACGTTCGGTGATGCTGTGCCGTTACCGCCATCCAACGCTTCGAAGCGAGTGATGAACTTGTAATCGATACCAGCAACCGCACTGGCCTGCTCTGCAAAGTCGAACTGCTTCTGAACTTGTTCGCCCACCAGCAGGCTGACCGCACCAGCACTGTCGTCACGCAGGTTCAGTGTGACTTGTTGCCACTCTGGTTTACCCATCAGGTATACTTTGCTGTTATAGATGTCAATAGCGAATGGATTGAAGTTTAGGTTAGGACGGCTAAAGTCAATGACCTGTTTGGTTAGTTCTGTTGTTGGACTGGTGATGCCGAAGTTTTCCAGTGTTACACGGAAACGATACTTTAATTTGGGCATCAACAGGCCTTGGCTGGTGGCACTCTGGTCACTTGCCAATGGTACTGTTAGATTCAATAATGATGCAACTGCCATTGCTATCTCCTTATAGTATTATTTATGATGTTTAAGACCTTTTTCCATCAGCCTCAGTCACAGAAAAGCCGCCCTGAGGCGGCTGATCCGGTTTTATTTTGTATAGTCTTATTGCAGTGCTACACTGGGTGTAGTGTTGCTGAGACCATTGCTGTTTACATTGGTACCTTTGATGGCGCCAGTGTTCAGGATGCGTACTGGAATGTAGATGAACTCAACTGCCTTGGCTGGCTCGATAGCGATATCGATGTGCAATTCATTGCGGTCGATACTGCTAGGAGTGTTGTTGGTTTCATCGCAAACCACCAGGTAATCATACAAGCCACGACGTGCTACCAGGCTGTTCATCAGGCTTTCGATCGCCTGTTTAGCTTCGTTACGTGTGATCTTATCATTGGGTTCGAACACCAGTGGCTTGGTCAATACTTCCAGCTGATATCTGATGTAGTTGATCAAACGTGCCACGTTGATACGATCCAACGCTGTTGCATTTGCCTGACGAGTATGGTTACCATAGTTCAGGATACCCACACTTGGGAACACACTCACTGGGTTGACACGGTTCACGTACAGCAGGTCACGTAGTGATTGTCCTGTACCGATCTTGTAGAACTTACCGGTCATACGATCCACATAGCCGATGCCTGACACGTTGTCGATTGTACCACGTGTGCTGCCAGCTGGTGCGAACCAGGGATAGCTGTTCTGATCGCTCTTGACTACCATGCGTAGGATGGCATGAGTCATGGGAACCACAACCTGTCCTACTCCATCCAGTGCATTAGTGATAGCAGCACCTGGGTAGAACACAGCAGTGTAGCTGTCTTCGTTCATCAAACCATCTTCGCTGGTGTCGTTAACCCCCATCACATTGGTGATATAGTCCTGTACAGTTGTGCTGTCTGAAGCCAATCCCATTGGAGTATCGGCCAGGATGAAACCAGTGTTACGACGATCATTGTTCAGTGTGATCAAATTGCTAGTCAGTTCAGGATAACCTGGGCATACCAGCAGGTTGAAGAAACGCTGATCTTCACGGATATCTGCATTGTTATCCACCACCTGTTTCATTGCGCTTACAATCACATTACGCTGAGCACGACGACCAAAATATGGAACATTGTTGGTCTTCTTGCCACTCACAGTGTGCCAAGTTGCGCTGACAGCAGGCAATGGCATCAGTGGGAAGTTGGCGTGAGTGAATGTCTTGCTCTGATATTCTTTCACATTGTAGCTGCTACGACGTGTGTTGAACAACAGGATACCACGTGGATATAGTGTGGGATCAGGAGCATCCAGATCCACATAATCGCTTGTCAGCAAGTCTGTGGTGGCTGGTTTAGCATCCAATGCAGGATCCACAGTGCCATCCATGTCCCAACGAACATCTGCAAACAACATGCCATCGCTGCTAGTGCTGTTGCTGACGTCGATGCTGACCCATTTGTCGGTACCCAGAACGTTCTGCCAACGGCTGATAACTGGATAATTTTCCAGATCGCTGGTATCCAACCACAGATCACCATAACTTAGCAGGCTATGCCCATCGGACTTGGTAGTGGGTGCAGTGCTGCTGATAATGACACCATTGGGATCGGTGTTCTGCAGGTTGAAACCACGGCTGTCTGTGGTATACTTGCTGCTGTGGTAACCTCTCCAGTGGCTACCATCATTGATCATGATGTCCACTTCGATAGGTGTTTCAGCGAACCAACGTGTACCATCAGCAGGTGCTGTGATGGGCTGTGTGTTCTGCTGGTACAGTGTGAACGCAGGAGCATAAGCAAAGTTTGTGCCCAGCAATGTGCCAGCACTGAAATCGCTTGGCAGCACAAATGCTGTATTAACCGCATTGGGGCTGCTGCTGTATACGATGCCAGCTGTGGTAAGCGGAGTGTTAACACCGTTAACCATCTTGATGACGCCGCCGGTCTTGTGTGTCAATACGATCTGGTTACTACCAGTGACACTTGCTACCAGGTTGGGGATGTTTGCAGCGTTTACCTGTTGAGCAAACATCGCTGCACTTGTTTGTCCTGTGCTTGGTGCAACCATGATGATCTGCACAGGATCAGTATAAGCAGCCACACCAGTCTGGCTCACACTCACATAGAAGCTGTCACCAGCTACGAATGTGGGATTGCTTACTAGACCAGTGATAACTGTGGCACCCTGCACGATTCTCTGCATGATACGATAGTTAAGTTGGCCTGTGCTGCTTGTTCCGAAATTGCTCTGGACATAGATGGTACCACGTGGGATACCCAATCCACCTTGTGCAGGATCCAATACTTTGATAGCATCGGCATCGTCGCCCACCACAACACTGGTGCTCAGTGCATCATAGGTGTCGCTGGTGCTGTTGTAATTGTAGATTTCGAAGTTGGCACCCTGATTAACAGCAGTGGTCTTCAACCATACACTGTCTGTGGGACGGCTGGTCAAACCAATGGGGCTAGCAAAAGTGATAGTGGGGCTAGCAATGTAGCCTGATCCTGGATTTGTAACAATCACACTAGTGATGCTGCCATTCACGACAGTGGCGATAGCCTGAGCTGCTGTGCCCAACTGTGTCATTACTGCTGAACCGTTGGTTACATTCAATCCAGTTCCAGGTGCAGTGGGTGCAGTTGAGCCTAGTAGACCAGCTGAAATCACACGATAATGCAATCCATCAGGTGTAACGATGTCTTGGTTAAGGATCACAGCGGCATTAGCTGCCCAGGGAGTGCCGATCTGTACAGTTGGTACAGTAGAATAACCTGAACCTGGGTTAGTGATGAACACGCTTGTGATGCTGCCAGTGCTGGCACCTGAACCTAATACTGCCTGTGCACCAGCTATAGTACCTACATCTGATGTCTTCCAAGCTGGAACATTGTAGTGTGGCTGAGCCACGAACAGCGGACCATTGTATACACCAGCTGTGAAGCCCAGATCAGCTAGTGCTGTACCAGTGCCGATAGCCAGTGCGATAGCACCATCTGGTGGAGGTGTCACACCCAATACAGGAACAAGTGTACCAGTGCTGTTGGCCACGCGAGTGGCAAATAGTGCCAGTTTACCACTGATATTAGCTGCATGTACACCCATCAGGATGGTGGGATTAGCTGCCACTTGTGCATTGATGGTGGCTACCAATTGATCCAGTGTGGGATTGGTTGCTAGACCGATGGGGTTGGGCACAGTTACTTCAAATGTGTTGATCTTGAATGTGCTGCCAGCTGTCAATGTGGTGTTAGTGATGACATTTGCACCTACAACTGTGGGAGTCTTGGCGATCCAAGCTGCTGTTCCCACTGGATTCCATGTGTTGTCATATGCTTTCACATATACAGGATTCTTTACGTCTGTGGCAACTACCACATAATCACCCACGTTACCGAAACTGGTGGCTGGAGTGCTGGTGCCAGCAACAAGAGCTGTGCTAGCATTTGCATCAGTGATGATGGTGGGCATAACGTGATTGAATTCTTGTGTGCCTTTGTTCCAGGCGAAGATGCCATATTCTGTTGTGCTGGTATCATTGAAGATACTGCCACCATTGGGATTACCATAAGGACGGCTGGCACTGCCTTTCAACTGGCTCAGGTTTACATCTGCACGCAGGATGTATGCACTGTTGGTCAGTCCCAGAACACTGTGTGCTGCCATGAGACCATATTCTGCCAACTCTGATCCATAAATGCGGTTGCCGGAACCGTCCACTGGGAAGCTGGGCAAACCATAATTCTGTAGCAGTTCTTTCTGGCTGCTGACCAAATGCACTTGACCAGCTGTGCTGGCTGTGGTATAGGCCGCAACGCCACCAGCTGTACTGGTTTTATTTTGTCCTGTTGCAAGCAGGATGAAGGGTACTGTACCAGGACCAGTGCTTGCATAATTGCTCTGGTCGATGATTGATACACTAACGCCTGGAGATTGTAAAGTTGCCATGGGGTGTTTCCTCTGTATGGTTGTTACCGATATTTAGCGGAATACCAGAAAAACCCCAGGCTTATCGCAATTATATGTATAGTTTATACATGTTCTTTGACGATACTTTCCAGTGTAGCGATGGTACCATAATTATTGATTGTGAGATCGAAATCACTGGTTAACCACTCCCATTCGCTGGGATGGATATCTTTGGGCGGCTTTCCACTACGCAGATATCTGCCAACCCAGGCTGGGTCATCACCACGTTTCACATGCCACACTTGACCGTCCATGCGTTGAATCATGGCGATTTCGTTGGGAAATCTGGTATCTGGGATCACATAGTTCCTGCTGTGATCCTGCAATTTCTTTTCCATGCTGGCGATCCAGATGTCCTTGTGAAAACCTTCACGGCATACTTCTGTGCCCCACATCTGCAACACCCATCTGGGAGTGAGATCAGCATAACCCAATCTGCCTGCCCACCAGGGATCCACTTGCTCTCGCCAGGCACGGCTTTCTGGTGTGTCACCTTCCAGCAGGGCTCGGTCCCAGCCGAATACTTGTGCTACACAGTCCTTGAGACTG